AGAGATTTTTCTACAAAACTAAAAAGATATTTAGATTTTGTAAGACAAACATCACCAAATACAAAAGATCCTGTCAAAGGTGATTTTGGTGCTTTTATGAATGAATTTGGTTCAGACATAAATGCTTTATTAGATTCAAATTCTATTGAGTATAAAAATTTTCAAAAGTTTTCTTATTATGACAAGATTAGAGAGGAAGTAGGTAATCTTGCTAAACCATTTTTAAATAAAAGATTTCCGTCTAAAACAGGAAATGCACCTAGAAATAGTATTCAAATAGCCCACACTTTTGAAAGCAGTCAGGTAGGTAAAACAGTTGGAGAGGGCCTTGAAGGTGCTGGAATGATACCTGGTTCATATTATCTAGATATTTCAGAACTTAACGCAATACAGCAGCCCGTGTTAGAAAGTAGGGCTAGGACAGCATATAAAGAATTTAATGAAACTGGTAATAGATCAAAACTTGATGCTGTAAGTAAAGATTTAGAAAATATAGGAGCAGAGGTAGCTGTTGGTGAGTTTATACTTGGAAAACACAAATCACTTGAAGAAAAGTTTTTAGATCTTATTGGTGGACCTCCTGGATCACCTGAAAGAAAAATATTAAAAGATAAGTATGGAATTTCTGACGAAGAGATTGTAAATTTAGAAAAAGCCATTGAGCTTTTAAGTGAAGGTGCAAGAAATGCTGGCATTGCACAAATGCAAAGCGGAGGATTAGTAGGAGACGTGGACGATATATTTGAAGAGGAACAGGAGCTATTACAGCCAAAACCAAGAATTACTGTAGAGTTTGGCGATGCAGCAAAAGGCACGAAACGTTCTTTTGGTGAGGAAAAACCAAAAGAAGATGTATTTGACATAGAGCAGAAAACATCTGCTGCACCGATGACAAAAACTTTTGATGTGCAACCAACAGAAAATATTTTTACAGGAGAAATGGAGCAAGCAAATCTTAAATTACCTTTCTTTAAACTATTTACAAAGCCACCTGTAAACGAAACAGCACCAATACCAACACCAAAAGAAAATTTAAATAATCCAACAAAGAAACAAAAACAAAGTTTAGAACAAGAAAAAATTAANAAANAAGATGATGTGTTTGATCCAACACCAGAGGATAATGACAAGGTTAATTTAGTTGATGATGTAACAGGTANGGATATAGCTGTAACACCAAAAACAAATCAACCAATCACAGGTGTCTTCTATTCTGACATAGAAAGAGTTTTGGCAAGACCAGATACCCCAGAAATATTTATTAATAAAAAAGCTTTACTTGATTTCTTCCGTAAAAATAGAATTAGAGATTCTGAATTTAGAGATTACCAAATAGAATCTTTGCTTCGTATCTATGATGAGAATACACCAATACCAAAAAAACAAGTCATTGATCATTTACGTCAGTCACCTATTAGAGGCATGCATGTTCATGCTACAGGTCAGGGGTCCGAGATCATTAATCCGTATGGCGAGAAACCTACAGCATATTCAGGCTACGCAGAACCAGGTTACATATCAGACACGCAACGTGAAAGAGTTTTATACATACCTAAAAACAAATTACCTGGCGATTCAGGCGCTGATCCACAAGGAATTTTTCAAGGTGAGAGTATCTCTCAACACGGGTTTGGTATACCTGATGAATCATACATAGTTGGTTGGACACGGCTCACGGATCGTAATGCAATACTACCAACAAAACTATCAGCACCACAAACAGCATCAAAAGTACCTGGTCTCACTCGTGAAAGAGAAAGAGCGCAAAGACAACTTTCTGGTTTATATGCAGAAGCAATTAACAAATTAAATAGAGAGGGTGTTCGAAGAGGTTTAAATCAAGCAGATCTTGATCTCATTAATGAATTATCTTTAGAACAAATGCTCACTGACTATGGCGATACACTTGGTGAAATAAGCCCTGGTCTAGTAGATCAGATGGATGAGCTGATTGTAAAAGCTAGAGATTTAGATACAGAGATTGCAAAAGGATCAACAGCCGATACAAGCGGAATAGTTAAAGTAGCATTTGTTGATGAAATGCAATCGGATATAATGCAAAAAGCTACAGAGAGAAAACAACAATTAGCAGCATCCTTACGTAAAATACAAGAAGAAGGTGCAGATACAAACATACAAGGTCTTAATAGAAAAGCGCAACAAGTATTAGATTTCTTTGAAAAAAATAAAACAGTATTTAGACCATTAGCAAAAACAGAAGAGGAAGCAGCTAAGATTGGTGAAAAGATTGCAAAGCTCGATGAGAGAGTAGATGAGATAGTTAGAGGTTATATTGATACAAGAGAAATATCACAAGCCAACTTAAATGAATTACAAACTTTACTTAATGAAAATATTGATGCTATGTTAAATGAAATAATAGAAATAGATTCAAGCACTGTCGACAAATTATTTCCTGATTTACCATTTAAAAACAGAGATGAGTGGGCTGATGCAATAGTAAAATCTAATCTATATGAACTTGCTTAATAAAAAATTTGTATTAAAAGAAGCAGATGCACCAGAGTATTATGCAAATTACACCTTCAGAGTTTTGTAAGTAAAAGATACAGTTTTAGAGGTGACACTGCCACTCCTGCTGCAGATAGAGCAGCAGATAAAGCAAGAAGATTTCAAGCTTTTAAAGAGGAAGGAGCATTTGCAGATTCACGATTTAAAGGAATAGGCATGGCTGAGTTTTACGGAGGACCTAATGCAGTAGATGAGTCTGGCAAACATTATACAAGCACATTAGAAAAAATATTAAAGAAACAAGCTAGAGAGAATAATTCAGAAATAATTACTATGCCGGTGCAAACCAAAAGCGGTGGTAAAGATGTATTTAAAATTACAGATCAAAACGGTAACATGGTTGCCACTCTCACAAGCTCAAGACAAGCTGATACAGTCGCACAAAATAATCCTAATTATTCAGTTGAAAGGATGCGAATACCAGATGAGAAATCAACAACTCCAGTTTTTGCTATCAAGATTACTAAAGAAATGCTAGAACCATACAAAACACACAAAGCTATGGGTGGTTTAGTACAATTTGAAGATATATTTGAGGTATAATGGTTGTAGATAGAAGAATTACAGGAGTTCCTACAGAGAACATAGAAGTAGANTCAGTAACAGTTGACACACCAGATTTAAGTATTGAGGGTGTAGAAATGACAGAGGATGGTGGTGCAATAATTAATCCTATTGAAGTGGCACCAGAAAATCAATTTGATTCTAATTTAGCAGAACTAATAGATGAAGAAGATTTAAAAATAATAGCATCAGATTTAATTGGTGATTATAAAGAAGATAAAAGCTCAAGAGAAGAATGGCATGACGCATATGCAAAAGGTCTTAAATTACTTGGGTTTAATTACGAAGATAGATCACAGCCTTTTCAAGGGGCAGCTGGTGTAACTCACCCGTTATTGTCTGAAACTGTAACACAATTTCAAGCACAAGCTTACAAAGAATTATTACCAGCTAATGGTCCAGTAAGAGTACAAATGATCGGTAAATCTGATCCACAAAAAGAACAACAAGCACAACGTGTTCAAGAGTTTATGAACTATCAAGTAATGCACGTTATGGAGGATTTTGATCCAGACTTAGATCAGATGTTATTTTATCTACCGTTGTCAGGTTCCTCATTCAAAAAAATTTATTTTGATTCTACATTAGAAAGAGCAGTATCTAAATTTATTCCCAGTGATGATCTTGTAGTTCCTTATACTGCAACTGATTTGGCTACAGCTGAAAGAGTAACACATGTATTAAGAAGAAAATAGAAAACGAAATAAAAAAATTAACAAGTATCTGGTATGTACAGAGATGTAGATATTAAAGAACAAATAGATGATGAGAACAGTCAAATTAAAAGTGCGGTTAATAAATTAGATGGTGTTAAACCAACAAGCACATCTTATAGTAATGACAATTACACTTTACTAGAAATACATTGTGAGCTTGACATACCAGGTTTTGAAGATGACAATGGTATTAAGTTACCATACATNGTAACTATTGATGAAGGCTCTCAAGAAATATTATCTATCTACAGAAACTATGAAGAGAATGATAATTTAAAAAAGAAAAAACAATATTTTGTACATTATAAATTTTTACCTGGCTTAGGCTTCTATGGTTATGGTCTAATTCACATGCTAGGTGGTTTATCTAGAACTGCTACTGCAGCGTTAAGACAATTACTAGACGCTGGAACTTTAGCAAACTTACCTGCAGGTTTTAAAGCAAGAGGATTAAGAATACGTGATGATGATAATCCTATACAACCAGGAGAGTTTAGAGATGTTGATGCACCAAGTGGAGATCTACGTGCAGGTTTAATGCCATTACCTTACAAAGGAGCAGATCAAACTTTATTTCAATTGTTAGGATTTGTTGTACAAGCTGGGCAAAGATTTGCTTCTATTGCAGATCAAAAAATAGGAGACTCTGTTGCAGCTAATGCACCTGTTGGAACAACAATGGCATTAATAGAACGTGGTTCTAGAGTCATGAGTGCAATACATAAAAGATTACATTATGCACAAAAAATAGAATTTAATTTATTAGCTAAAATATTTAAAGACTTCACTGCACCTAGATATCCTTACGAAGTAGGGGACAACGCAGTGCCGAGTATAAAAACATCTGATTTTGATGAGCGTATTGATATCATGCCTGTCTCAGATCCTAATATTTTTTCAATGTCACAACGAGTTACCTTGGCACAGACACAATTACAAATGGCTCAATCAGATCCACAATCTCATAACTTGTATGAAGCGTATAAACGAATGTATCAATCATTAGGTGTAAAAGATATAGATGCTATTTTACCACCACCTAAATCACCAGCACCTAGAGATCCTGCTATAGAAAATGCAGACTCGTTATTAGCAAAAAAGATTTATGCTTTCCGTGGTCAAGATCATCAATCGCACATTGATGCGCATAGAACCTTTATGTCATCTATTTTAGTGCGTGCAAACCCGCAAGCGACAACTATATTACAGTCACACGTTATGGAACACATATCATTATTAGCCAGAGANATTGTTGAAGCAGAAANTGCAGAGCAAATACAAGCAGAAGCACAAAAATTTGGTGGACAAATCCCACCAGAACTACAACAACAGTTTCAAGCTGAGTTAGAAAAGCAAGTTTCTGTAAAAGCAACAGAATTTATTGAAGAAATGTTTGTCGAAGAGCAACAAGCGATGTCAGGTCAAGGACAAGATCCGCTGATTGGTCTAAAAGAGCAAGAATTACAGCTAAGAGCACAAGATATTCAAAGAAAAGCACAAAATGACCAACAAAAATTGGAACTTGATGCTGCAAAACTTGATCAAAGTGCAAAAATAGCGCAAGATAAAATAGATTCTAACGAAGATATTGCACAATTACGTGCAAATGTTAATCTAGACAAACAAAATGATAGAAGCAGAAGTTAAATTAGCAAAATTTTTTGATACACTTATGGAATTTGTAGAAAATTCTAGTCAAAACCCACAAGATAGTGTACTTTTAGCAGGAGCTATGATGGGCGTTGCAAAAGTTGTATATCAAAAGCATTTAAACCCAGAAGAAGCACAGAATTTGCTTGATCATAATGGTTATGATCTGTTAAACTTAATTAAACCGACTTTACATTAATGCCTGAGACAAAGAAAAAGAAAAAATCTGGACCTGCTGACAAACCAGCGCCAAAGATGAAGCCACAAAAAGCTTTGGATAAACTTCGAAAGAAATTTAAAGGGATGCCTTCGCCCACATACAAAAAGAAACCAAAATTAGAAAAAGAAAAATTATTACCTGAAAGAAAAGTTCCTAAAGGTGAAAAACCAAACATGCTTGATGTAGCAGGTGGCGCTAAAACTGTTAATGTTGCTAAAGGTGGTTTAATTAAAAAGAAAAA